GCAGACGCGGGCCAGGTCCTCGCCCTCGGCCGGCTCAGAGAGCCGCCACCAGGCGTGCAGCTTGGCGGCGCCCTCGGCTGTGCGTCCGCCGCTCTCGACCAGCAAGGTCGGCGCGCCGAGGTGGTGGACCAGATGCGCAAGCTTGGCGGCGATGTCGCCAGCGTCGAGGTCGACCACCACCGTCTGCATCTGCAGCACATGCTCGGCGCGGGCCTGGCCTCGCTCGGCGACGGTACCAGGGATGACATAGACGGCGCTGCCCTCGCGCGCCGCCCAACTGGCATAGGTGGCGACGACCGCCGCCGCCGATCGATCGGCAGGCGTCCAGATGTTGTGCGGCCTGGTGTCGAGGCCCTGGCCTTGGTCAACGAACCCGCGAACGGGGATCAACCCCTCGCAATAGCCGAAGACCACGTCGAGGAAGGTGGCGATCTGCGCGATGTCCGGCGCAGCACGCTCGGCAGCAGGCGCCGTCGACTGGCCAGCGCCGGGAAGGTGACCGGCAGTGACCTGCAGGCCGGCGAGCGTGTCGGTCATGCCGTCATCACGCAGCGGCGTTGCGTCGTTGAAGTCGCCCCACACCGTCACACAGGGAGCGCCCAGCAGCGCTTGGCCCAAGGGCAGAAACGACATTCGAAATGGTCGGGCTGGGCTGCGACGCGGGGCAGCAACTCGCCGGCGTCGGTCGCCGCCAGGACGCGCACCGCACGGTCCGACATGCGCTGCGCCAGATCAGCGTTGAACGGCACCAGCTCGTGGTGCAGCTCCGCGGTGTCCTTGTTGATGGCGGTGAACAGCGCCGGGTTGTCCGCCACCCCCGGCACGGCAGCATCCATGTAGGCCTGATAGACCGCGATCTGTGCCGCGTAGATCGGCTTGCTGGCCGCCACACCCTTGCTGGAGGTCTCGCGCCAGGCCTTGGCGTTCATGGTCTTGCATTCCCACAGCGCTGGGAACGCCATGCCGGGGATCGTGGGGCCGCCGGCGAAAATGCCATCGACGTGGCCGCGGATGCGACCACCGGCGACCGAGAAGCCGAACTGTGCGCCATCGTTACCACCGCCGCGGCGGGTGTAGAGATCGAAGCCGGCAGCGCGCAGCCAGGCGACGGCGACGTCCTCCAGCGCGTGCCCGATCCCGAAGATGCGCAGCAGCCGACCGTCGAAATCCGCGCCCTCATCCTTCGGCGCCCGCACGAACTCGAATTGCAGCGCCCGCTCGCAGGCATGGCCAAGCCGCGAGCCGCCCAGATATGTGCGCGGCGGCGTGGCGGCGTTGCCAGCGACCAGCGCATCGTCGATCACCGCGTTGACGTGGGCCGAGGTTTGGCTGCGGCTGTTGAAATCCAGCATCAGAAGGGCACATCCGCGGCGGTGAGCGGGCGGTGCGCGGCGTGCGCCTGCTCAGCCGTTGCTTGCATCGCATCTTGAAAGCCGCCGATAGCGACCTCGATCAGCGTCAGCACCTGCGGCTCAGTGAGATCGATCAGCCGGGTCTGCCAGCCGATTTCCCCCAGGCATTCGCCGAGCGGGCGCATGGCGGCGCGGATGGCAGCCTGTTCCTGTTCAGTGAGATCAACCACGGCAGGTGCGCTCCTGGCGGCAAGGGTGGTCCACAGCGCCTGGCAGGCCATGCTGCAGAAGGAGGTGGCGGGCCGCGGTGGCCGGCGCCGTGTCGGATCGAACCAGCCAAAGCCGCGCGTGGGACGACAGCACACAGCGCAGGGTGGGACGGGATTGTGCATGGCGGGTCATGCGGCCTGCCCCAGCGCCGCGGGCTGGGCGTTGCGCACCAATCCGCGGATGGCCTGGCGGTTGAACTTGAAGGTCAGCAGCGAAGAGGCCTGATACCGGGTCATGCCAAGATCGGCGCGGGCCTCCGGTGGCAGGTGGAGCAACTGGCGTTCCGTCGGCGGCTCGCGCAGCCAGCGCCGGCTCTTGTGGGCGCTCTCGTCAGTCTCGTGCGCGTTCAACCAGTCGTCCGCCGCGGCCAGCGCCACCAGCTTCTCACCGATGGAAAGCAGGCGGGGCCGCGCGTCCTTGGCGCCACCGACCGCGTGCCAGGTCCCGTTCAGGAAAAAGATACCGGCCCAGCCGTTGAACCCATTGGCCAGCAGCGCGGCGTCATCGCCGAACAGGTCGCACCACTGGAAGGCCGAGCGCCGGAGGAGATCGATCTCCGTCATCATGAAGTCGGCCAGCGGCGCTGCCTCACGCCCGCGGGGTTCGAAGGTGTGGCCGCAAATCGGGCACTCCATCACCGCGACCGGCACCTCGGCCTCGCAGGCGGGGCAGGTCTTGGTGGGCGGCTCGCCCTCGCCGGGCTGGCTGTCGAGATCGACGTCCTGCTCCAGGCAGCCATGAATCTGCGAGGCGGTGCCGAAGTCGAGCACGATGCAGTCACGCTTGATGATGCCAGGATGCTCGTTGGGATCGACGGTGCGCAGCCCGCGGCCGACCATCTGGATCATGGTGCATTTGAAGGAGCTGGGCCGCAGCAGCACGACGCAGGAGGTTGGCGGGTGGTCCCAGCCCTCGGTCAGCACCGCCACGTTGACGACGATGCGCGCCGCACCCCTGGCATAGGCGGCAAGGGCGGCGCGGCGCTCACCTTCAGGCATGTCGCCGGTCACCATCACGGTAGTGACGCCGGCTGCGTTGAAGGCCGCCGCGACGTGTTCGGCATGGGCGACCGTCGAGCAGAAGGCCACAGTCTGGCGGTCGCTGGCTTTTTCCTGCCAGTGCTTCACCACCGCATCGGTGACCGGTACCGTGTCCATGACACGGGCTACCTCGCCCATGTCGAAATCGTCACCACTGCGTCGGACTGCCCGGAGCTCGTCCTGCACGCCGACGTCGATGACAAAGGTGCGCGGCGGCACCAGGTGGCCGGAGGCGATCAGCTCACCAAGCCGGATCTGGTCCGCGACGTTGGAGAAAACCTGCCGCAGCCCGATCTTGTCGCCACGGTTCGGCGTGGCCGTGACGCCATAGATGCGGCAGGCCGGATTGCGATGAAGTGCCTGGTCAATGATGCGGCGATAGCTGTCGGCGACGGCGTGGTGCGCCTCGTCGATCACCAGGAGGTCCAGCGCCGGCATTGCCGCCAGGTTGGTCTGCCGGGTCAGGGTCGGCACCATCGCAAAGGTGACCTGGCCTGCCCAGGATTTCCTATCTGCATCCACCACCGACGTACTGATGCCGGGATTCACGCGGCCGAATTTCGCCAGGTTCTGCGCCGTCAGCTCGTCACGATGCGCGAGGACGGCGGCCTTGGCACCACCGCCATCGATGTGTTCGCCCACCGCAGCCGACAGCATGATCGTCTTGCCGGCGCCGGTCGGGGCGACGCCGAGAGTGTTGCCGTGGGTGTCGAGCGCACGAAGGCTGCGCTCGACGAACAGCTTTTGGCGAGGGCGGAGCATCATTCGGTGCGTTCTCCCTCAGCGCGCCCAGGTGGGCCGCGGATCGGCGCTGGGGGCGGGCTGCTGCGCGGGCGACGGGAAGGCACCCTGGTGCATGGCCGACACGGCGGTTGGCGTGTGCACGGGCGGGGCATAGGCAGGGGCGGCGTGTCCGGCCGGCGCTGCCAGCCGGCCCATCGCCTGCGCGTAGTCCCGGTGGTCGGGCGTCACCGCCATGCGGATTTCGTTCTTGGTCTCGCCGCCGGCATCGGTGCCGTGCTCGATCTTGGCCACGAACTCCAGCCCATCGAGGTCCGCGAAGCTGCCAATCCGGCGCGCCGCCTGAGCCTGGGGCGAGACATCCTTGTCGGAGATGCCGCGGGCCGAGTTCAGCATACCGCGAAGGAAGCTGCGGCCCATCCCCGCCCACTCCGGCCCCTTCGGGCTGTACAGGCCGATCAGCGTGAAGATCTTCCGCTTGGCATAGGAGCCTTCCAGCACGGTGAACTCGCCGTTGAGGTAGACGGCGCCGGTGCTGCCGCGCGTGGCAAAGCCGCCGGTCCAGCCCTGGCTGGGATCGTCGAATCCGCCAGGCCGGATGGTCAGGCGCACCTTGGCGATAGTGCCCTTGGGGATCAGGTTCGGGTTCTGTGCAGCGTCGTTGTAGTCGTTCCAGGAAGCCATGCGGGATCTCCTTGGATCAGGTGTTCGGGGTCTCGGAGGGAGCGATCAGCGCGAGCGGCGGTGCCGGTGGCGCCAGGCGCTCGGCGACCGGGCGCGCGGGGCCGCGGATCTTCTCGAACAGGCGGCCGAGATGCGGCTCCTCGATGAGGTCGAGCCGGCCGCTGCGGTCCTTCGC